TTCCGTTGCTCCAGATCGTGTGAATCGTACCTGCGTCATCGACGCACGAAACAACCCCCGTTGTGCCTGGTGGAATGTGCGTGAAGGGATCGCTCATATGCAAAAGCTTCACTTTTGTCCCAGGCTTATAATATTCTTTGAGCTGTTTCAGCAAATCCGGATGAATTCCGTTCATTCTTCGTCACCAGCCTTTGGTTTTGCGTAAGAAGCATTGCCCGAGAGGTGCCGCAGAAGAACTCTACGCGAATTCTTGTACTCTCGGCCAATGAATCTGAGCTTGAGAAGAAAACAGCGGAGGGCATACTTATCGTTTTCGACTTCCTGCTCTAACGCGCTGACGCGCTTTTGTGTGCGCGCTAGCTCGCAAAGCCCTTGTATCAGTTGGTAGTATGCCTCGATGTCCGTTTGGTCGTATGTCGGTCGGAACCAACCGAACTCGATCCGGTCAACATGTTCTGTAATCGGCAAGTTGTCTGTTCCGAGCGCTTTCTTGAGCAGCGTTGCCTTGCTCGCGACCAGCCGCCGCAGGTTTTCCATTGCGGTGGGCGTCATGCCGTCCCGCGGCATCTCGACCGAAAGCCGGTCAAGGCTGTCGAGTGTAGTTGTCACGATTTCCTTCCTTGGCGTTTCAATGATCTGCTGTTCCGCGGGTTTCGCCGGCTCGCCAATTCGTTCGCCGATAAACCCATCACGTTCCAGTTCGCGAACCAGCATGGCGACCTGTGTAGAATCCAAGTGATCCGGGCAGTCCAGTGTCCCGTGCCGGTCGATGGTGTATGGGCCTACCTCGAAAGAAAACGTCGGCGGCCCCATGTACTTGGGAGTATCCTGCAAGATTTCGCGCATGACTGCCAGCAGCGCCTTGCGCTCGCTGCCCTCTAGGTGGTACTTGATCTGCATCCCATGTCTACCTCCTTAAATTTGGTAGTACATACATGCCTCAAGCAGCTGTACTTATCAAGCTATATCTGTGTTTCCGTTATTTCTTCGTGCAAAATCCGCTCACCATTACGAAAAACCGGTTGGTCTGGAAAATTCTGACAAAACCGACGAACGATCACGTCGCAGTACCGTTCGTCCAACTCCACCATGAAACAGACCCGATCCGTCTGCTCGCTAGCGATCAGGGTACTGCCACTGCCGCCAAAGGGGTCGAGCACGATGCAGTTCGCCATGCTGGAGTTCAAAATCGGATATGCTAAAAGCTCCACGGGCTTCATGGTCGGATGGTCGGCGTTCTGCTTTGGTTTGTCAAACTCCCAGATCGTCGTCTGTTTCCGGTCGGCATACCATTGGTGTTTTCCCTTTTTCTTCCAACCGAAAATTATTGGCTCATGCCGCCATTGGTATGGGCTCCGCCCTAATACCAGAGATTGCTTCTTCCAGATACATGTGCCGGAGAGATAGAACCCTGCTTCCGAGAACGCCTTGCGGAAATTTAATCCCTCGGTGTCCGCATGGAACACATAGATCGATGCATCGTTCGCCATGCACGCTTCCATATTCTGAAATGAAGCGAGCAGGAAATCATAAAACGCAGAGTCGGTCATATTGTCGTTTTTGATCTTGCCGGCGCTGCCTTCGTAGTTAACGTTGTACGGCGGATCCGTGACTACGAGGTTGGCCTGCTTTCCATCCATGAGAAGGTCGAACATATCCCGTTTGGTACTATCGCCACACACCAGACGATGTTTGCCGAGCAGCCACAGGTCGCCCGGCTTTGTGATAGCCGGTTCCTTGAGCGCGGCATCCACATCGAAATCATCATCCTGAACACCAGCGCGCTGTGCATCTTTGAACAGCGCATCTAGCTCTGGCGCATCGAAGCCGGTGAGGGAAACATCAAAGTCGACGCCCTGCAGGTCTGCGATCAGAAGCGAGAGTTTATCTTTGTCCCACTCGCCGTTGATTTTGTTCAGCGCGATGTTGAGGGCTTTTTCTTTTTCCGAGTCCATCTCAACCACGACGCACTCGACCTCGGTCACACCGGTATCGATCAGCACCTTCAGGCGCTGGTGACCGCCGACAACATGCCCAGTGGTTTTGTTCCAGATCACCGGCTCCACATATCCGAACTCCGACAGCGAGCGCTTCAGCTTCTCGTATTCCGGGTCGCCGGGCTTCAGGTCTTTGCGCGGATTGTAATCCGCCGGTACTAGCTTACCGATCGGCAGAGTTTGAATGTCCATGTTGAGCTCCTTTTGATGCGATTTTTCGTAAGCCAGCCTGCGCCGCCAAGAGATTCCCCGCGAGCGCCTGCCCGCGCAGCGTCTTGCGCTGCTGACTCGTCAGGCGGTGGTACTTGAGAGCGCTAATGAACGCTAGTATTTCATCCATGATTATTTCCCCTTGCGCGCGGTCAGCAGGCGTTCCATGACGTCATCCTGCGGATTCGCGCCAGTATAATCAGCGGCGCAGTTTTCCTTGACGATCTGGTAAATCTCAAACCAGAGTCGGTTTGTCTGTGCCATGTAGTTCTGGCTCATAGCCACGTAGGGCGATTGGATCGCGCTGCCGGTCGTCGGATGCTTTGCCAAAAACCCGTATTCCGTAATCGCCGTTTCACACTGGATCCATCGCGCCGCGCTCATGGCATACCGCTCGAGCACCTGAGGGGAAACGATCTTCGCACATCCGCGCTGTTCCAGCCAGGTCCAGGTCCGCTCGTAGATCGTTGCGGCAACGAGCGGCTTACCGTCCTTCTGAACGGCAGACAACATCTCCCGCGGTTGCGGCATGGGCAGTCCTTGCAAATCAGCAGATGCTTTGAACTCGATCACCTGCAATTGCCGCTTGCCGGGGTTGCCGTCAAGCATCTTATCCGCGAGTGGCTTTTTCTTCTGTCCCGACCCGGGGCGAGACCCTCCGTGACCATTTGGCATTTGAGTTTCCTCCCCTAAAAAATAGAGGCCTATTCTACCTCTTGAAACCGCGAAAGTTTGTACGTGACCCGACCGCGTTGACCAAAGACCAAGGCTGTAGCGATTCATATACCCCACGGGGTAGTTGAACGTGCTAATGATGTTTTGTATTGTTGCTGCCGATCGTAATACGAGAGTGGCAGCTCTTGCACAGCGCCATTAGGTTGTCATCACCGTGCGTACCGCCATCAGCCAACGGCACGATGTGATGTACTTCCTCGGCAGGCGTCAGTCTGTTATCTATCACACACTGCTCGCAAAGGGGGTGCGCTTGGATATAATGCGCACGGATCTTCTTCCATGCGCGACCGTAGCGTTTGTTGGTGTCAGGATCGCGCAGGTATCGGTTGAACTGATGCTCCGCAACCTGCTTGTGTTCATTGCAGAACCTGCTGTCTGTCAATCGTCTGCACCCGGGATAGGAACACGGTCGCTTGGGTTTGTAGGGCATCTTGTTCCTCCTGGGCACAGAAAAAGGCCCTCGCGTTTTCGCGAAGGCCCTTATCCATCTTTTGCAATTGTATTATCTCACAACGGGCAGCATGACAAACAGTGACATTTAGTGACAAGTTTGCGGAACTTTGATGCTTTCCACTGCTTCATCGTGCAATCGGTATACGTGGCGCAAATTGTAACCCATCGCCACGGCAATCTGCTCCCAGGTCTTGAAGCAAAGATACCGCAATTCCAGAAGCGTCTGGTACTCCGTGTTCTGCACGGCTTTGATGATGCTAACCATGTCACGCTTTAGGTCAACAAGCTGGCCAATATCACCATCAATCTCCGTTTGCAAGTCAACGATTTTTCCAACGGCCTCTTCCATCATAGAGGTAGAGTGACTTGGGGCTTTCGGCATCCCTGTGATGGTTGAGGTGCATTTGGCAGCCAGCTCATTCAACGATCGTATTTGCTCCAGCTTGGAATTGATGCGCTGATCAAGGCGATAAGCCTGTCCAAGATATTCTTTAGCAGTCATACCATCGCCTCCTGCTTCAGCCTTCCGATCAACTGCTCAGGATCAAGATTCGTGAGTTCACCGAACCAACCGGAGCGGAAGAAACGTTCAAGCTCATCTTTGTTCCTCTGATAGCAGTCCTTTGCAGCGTGCGAAGCTGCCCTCGCCAGCACTTCGCGATAGTCCTTCACCGCTTGAAGGACAATGGCATTTGCGAGATTCTCATAGGGTTCCATAATCGTACCTCCGAATATTTTTTATTCCCTCGGATTGGCACGGATTGTCGTATATTGTCGTAGTTTTTTCTTAGATTTTCAGTTCGGCCTTCACCGCCGCAATCAACGCTGACTGCGTACGATCCTTGGCAGAAAGTGCGCTCAATATTCGTTCGTCGATGGTTCCTTTTGCTACGATGTGCTGGATCACAACCGTTTCGGCGCTCTGGCCCTGCCGCCACAAGCGGGCGTTGGTCTGCTGGTAAAGCTCTAGCGACCAGGTCAGCCCGAACCATATAATTGCGGAGCCGCCGCTCTGTAGATTTAGCCCGTGCCCGGCAGAGGCGGGATGCACCAACGCCACAGGCAGCTCGCCGGTGTTCCACCTTCGGATGCTCTCCGGAGTGTCGATCTGCGAAAATGGAATGTGGAGCTTATTGAGCCGCTCGGAGATCCGGGTCAAATCGTGCCGAAACCAGTATGCCACCAGCACCGGTTTCCCGTTTGCCGCTTCGATCAGATCCTCCAGTGCGTCCAATTTGCGGTCATGAATGGTAATGGCATCGCCATCGTCGGTGTAGATTGCGCCGTTTGCCATCTGGCACAATTTGCCAGAAAGCGACGCGGCGTTTGCAGCAGTGATTTCGCCGTTCGGAAGTTGCAGCACGAGGCTGCTTTTTAGATCGTCGTAACATTGAAGCTCTTCCTCTGACAGACGCACTTCATATTCGCAGCTGATCAGCTCCGGCATGTTCAGATGGTCAGTCGCCTTCATGCTAATCGTAATGTCGGCGATTTTGTCATAGATCCGCTTTTCGGCATCCGGCAGCGGCTTGTAGCTGAAGATCACCTGTCCGTTGCGCTTATCGGGGACAAAGTAGTCGGTGCGGTACTGGCCAATAAACCTGCCGAGCCGCCGGCCCATATCCAAGAGTCGATATTCCGCCCATAAGTCCATCAGGCCGTTGCTTGTCGGGGTACCCGTCAGCCCTACCATCCGTTTGACCTTTGGGCGCACCTTCATCAGCGACCGGAACCGTTTAGTCTGGTGGTTTTTAAAGGAAGACAATTCGTCAATGACTACCATATCGTAGTCAAACGGTAGACGGCTCTCCTCAATCAGCCACTGGATGTTTTCGCGGTTAATAATGTAAATGTCGGCTTTGGTGCGTAGGGCAGCAAGCCTTTCATGTTCTGAGCCTACCGCTACCGAAATTCGTAGCATTTGCAGATGCGGCCATTTTTCCACTTCCTGCCTCCAGACATTGGTGCAAACTCGAAGCGGAGCGATGACCAGCACCTTTCCCACATCGAAGTAATCGAACATCAGGTCAAAGATGGCGGTCAGCGTAATGATTGTTTTCCCGAGGCCCATGCTTAAGAAAATCGCGCTAATGGGGTGGCTCTCTATGAACTCCGTGGCATAGGTCTGGTAGTTATGGGGTATGTAATTCAGGCGTACCATCTCGGCATCTCCCTTTCAGCAAGGTCAAAGATGAAGTCACGCCCTTTCGCCGTCCACAGTAGTATCGGCAAATCATAGCCGTTTTCCAAAGTCACAATCCTCGGAAGGGCGATGTTTTCATTCAAGTATTCGCTATAGAGCCGCCACGTCGGTGAGCCATTTGGTTTATATTGGATGCGGCAGTCTTTCAGAAATTCATTCAATCGGCGCGCACTGATCCCTAGTTGCTCCGCGATCTCGCCGATTTTATAAAGTCCCACCGTGTCGGTTTGCCCTTCATATTTGGCGGCAGTGAGCTGTAGCACCTTGTTCTGGCTTTCGATGGCTTCCCGCGCTTCCTCTGCTGCCACGAGGGCCAGCAGCGCTTCTTTATAATTTTGAGGAGCGAGCCTGCGTTCCATTTCGTTGAACGCCGCAATGTATGCTTTCTTAAACTGCATCGCCTTTTCGCCGTTATATCCCATGACCAGAAGCGTGAAACCGTCGCGGTTCATATAGAATTCGGTGTATGACTGACCGTTTTGGGGTTCGATATAGGGGGTCTCCCCAAAATTGGACACACCCCACTCAAGATCTCTCTCGATTATCTCCCTGATGTCGCGAAGCACGTGGTCATGACGTTTTTCAAACACCCGCGCGATGTCGCGGCTTGATACAAAGGCTTTACCGCTCTTTTCG